ATTATGCCGTTGTCTGGCAAGCGGACCATAATCGGTGACGGTGAAGACGATTATGCCGTTGTCTGGCAAGCGGACCATAATCGGTGAAGACATATCATAATAATAATAATATCACTACTATTATAATAGGTAAAATGACGCGTATAACACGTAATAAAAATAAGTATTTTAGAAAGAAATCCTTATTACGACGCAGAAATACGCGTAAAAAATACAATAAAAGAACCAGTCGTAAAAAGGGTGGTGGTTCAGGATGTTCAAGGATGAAACCATATACACCGATAAAATTAAAAAAATGGGACGGCGCGCATTTTGATTCAAAATACTGGTCAACATACCAAATGGAAAATAAATTGCGTGGTAGGACAATTGATACCTCTTGGGGAGAACACTTATTTAAATTACTAGGTAAATTTTTTGATATTACGGAGTCAGATTCACAAAGATACAAAATTAATAAAACAGACAAAGAATTATACTTAGAATTTTATAATGATAAAAAGGTTGGTTGGCAAAACAGTGGTATATCTATTCAGGTGGACCTGAGGATATGTTACAGCCAGTAGAGTCACCTGAAGATAAACGAATAAATAGTGACCATGTTGATTTTTTTGCGTGGCTAACACAAACCCCCACATTGACCGGTGAACCCGCAGATTATGTAAATTTGTTTATTCGAAAAAATGCTCCAGACCCTTGTGAATACGAAACAAGTTCAACTGATGTATGATGATATTGTTCTCATTGGTAGAATAAACTCTCTACATCCTGGCAAAAATAATCGTATCTAAATATAATATCATATTGTTCGTCAATAAAATATTATATATGGTAAAAGCCGAGTATATCGTATTTCTTGTCGCAGCATTCCTTATTGTAAACACATACTATGATGGTAAATTGACGAAACTATTCCAGACGAATCAAAAGTGGATGAAGATGGCAATGTTTGCGTTCGTCGGTCTCTCGCTCTTCTTGTTTTTGCGTCGTAATCCGGATAACTCTAGGCAGTTGATGGTTCACGCCAATGATATTATAAAGTATATGCCGATAAGCAAAGGGACGGCGGATATGATAACACCGTTTTTTGATATGACGGGGGTTCCGACCCCCCACGACGGCGGTCAAACGAGCGGTGCGAGTGGCAGTGCGATGGGCCGCGCGATGAGTAGCGCGATGGGGGCAAGAACTGCGCCACAAGTAGCACAGCCGTCGTTCGGGGGCGGAACCCCCGGCGGAACCCCGGGCGCCAGTGAGCGCCGCATATTGAACTCCGGCAAGAATTCTAGCAAGCGCAGTGTCAGTGAAACCAAGAAGAAGTATGTCGCAGCACAACAAGGCTGGAAATGCGGTGACTGTCAACGTCAATTGCCCGCGTGGTTTGAAGTAGACCATGTCATTGCTTTAGAACACGGCGGTTCAAACCACGTGGATAATTTAGTCGCTTTGTGCCGGGATTGCCACGGAAAAAAGACGGCGATGTCGTTCCTCTAGAAAAGCGATGACCGCAATGTAGACACAAATCCATCAAATATAGCACAGTCGCAGAGCGACGAAGCGACAAAGCGTAGCGGAGTCGCGATGCGAAACGCGATGCGAAACGCGATATATAATATCTTATAATTATAACTGGGTATAACTGGGTGTCGTTATCATTATAATATTACAAAAAATATGAATCCAGCGTCGGCACCAGCGAGTCCGACTGCACCAATAGAACGCTCATTACATATAAAAAAATTATTGAACTACCTACCTATCATCATATTGGTAGTTATTTTGCTAATAGGGTTCATATCGTGGGACCTTATGGAAAATAATTGGGCGGTGTTTACAACACTACTCATCGTATGTTTATTTGCCGGCTTCGTCAATTTTCTGAACCCATTCCGTTTCCTTGAAGCAAAAGAGAATAAAACATTACTGATTCCACAAGGATTGTCAGGAATGACAATGAATGTATGGAACTGGGTTTTTACGAGTCTCGCGATTATTCTCGGCGTTATTTTAGGTTTCACTAGTTTGGCCGCTTATCGCGAAAATGATGCTGACCCATCAAAAGCATTAATGGGAATTGGTGGAACTATACTCATTCTTATGTTGTTACCAATTGTCGCAGCATTTGTAAAAGGTTTCGTCGATGGCGAACGGTTTCCACGTCTATATAACTGGTTCAATGACAATTTTACAAAAACGCGTATTATTGTGGGAATCATCGCTTGTATCGTAGTCGGTGTCCCGTTAGTAGTTCGTGGAAAACAAATTGAGGATAAAAAGAAGGATGATACAATCTCAAAAGAAGACAAAACACAGCTATCAAACGACCTCGCATTGAGTAGCGCAAATACATTGTTAAGCATCGGCCTCATTTTACAAATCGTTGGATTCGCGATTGTCGCATATTGGATATGGCAAAATAATAATCCTGCGAATTCAAATATCACACGTATTGGGTCTGGTATTTTAACGGTATTGCTATTGATTTTGGGGCCGATTCTCATTACAGGAAGTCAGAAAAATTCATACATATATTTCAATAAGGCAGAAACAGAACAGAGTTCATTTGAAAACAAACCACTTCTTGCCCACGGTATTATTTATCTTATTCTTGGACTCGTATTTGGTTTATTGTTATTAAGTTCATTTTCAATAAAACAGACTACCTTCTATAAAGGAGGGTTCGGTGTGTTAATTATCGCGTTTTTGGTATTCATTAGTGTATCCATCGTCTATGTTATTGATGAAACAGCTGAAAAAAATAACCCAGTCGAACGTAGTAGCCCATATTACGAACAGTTGAAAGCCGAAGTAACAAAAGACCTTAATAAAAATAAACTAGCGGGGGATGATGTTACAACCGGACAGATATATGAAAAAATGCAAGAACGTTACAGGGCAAATATCAAAACTCCAAACCACGCCATAATGGGTGTATTTTACACCCTATCAATCGTTATTGTGGTATTTATTTTGATGTTCTACAATATCCGCTTGAAATTAGCCCATTGTAGTAAAATACCCGACTCATTTGGTTTATGGGATGCCGTTTCATATGTGTTTAGAACTCCAGACGATTGCACAGCAGCAACCGGAACTAAGTTGTCTAGTGTGAACGCGGCGTATCCCGAAAAGGTAAAGCAAGACAAAATGCTGTCAAGTGACTGGGACGCGATTTTATCCAATTACAGCAGCACACCCAAAAACTTCAGTCAAATGTTTGTCCGTTTCGCCAAATTGTTCTCACTCATCCCCTTTCTATCCGTGATTTTGATTATTATGTGGGTCTCTATTCTTTTTACAAATATTACAACATCGCCCAGAACAAGTGATTGGATTGCCAATACTTTCACAGGTGATATGTTCCCTCGTGTAAAAGAACTCATTGACACCTTTTTCATTGTTTTGATTGTTGGTCTCTTACTATGCGCCATTCTATTACTTCCAATTGTGAAAGAACTCAATGTTGGCGGGCTTGATTCCATCTTAAAGTTTGCAGAATCTATTCAGGTGTGGCAGTACCAGGCGCAGCCGAATGCTGCCGGCGGATGGAAAAAAGTTCTTGCAGCGGTTTTTGGATTCTGTGCGGTCGCCGCACTTGTATTATCGGGGTGGTGGACGTATCTCCTCCGCCCAAATAAACTGCCCGGAGAACCAAATATTCCCGATAATTGGGAATGGTATATCGCGTTTGCGGGTATTTTTGCGCTTTGTTCTATCCCGGCGTGGTATCACGGCATCATCCCTTCCGGTCCAAAACATAATGGTTCACCCACCGATCCGAATTTCGAGAAAGAGTCTATTGTGACACGCGGTATTCGTCTTCTGTTAACAACGATTTATTTGTTTCCTTGGCTGATTGTAACAATATTCAAGGTTATTCTTTATGGTCTCGGGTCATTGACTGGTGTGGAATCCATCAAGGAAAAATTCAACGAAGAGTTAGATAAACTTGATTTTACGAAATGGACTTCTAAGACGGACCTTCGTATGTTCCCGTTGGATGACAAGCCAATTACTCCAGCAAGCGTAACATCCATAGCAGCAGTGGCACCAGCGGTGGCACCAGCGGTGGCACCTGCCGCTGGAACAGCACCCCCCGCGTCATCAGAACCCGTCGGCATCGACGAAACAAAAGTGAGCGCCATCGGTAAACTCATCAAGGTCATCCTACTCACAGTTTCGTTCGTTATTTTGATTCTCTCGGTCATTTATTATGTATACAAGATTGACGCAACCAATCGCGCGGGTGGCACAGACCAGGATGTCGCCAAGGGCGGGTTCGTCGCGCAGATGAACTCTCCCACCGCACACACCATTTACGTGATTATGGCCATCGTCGCCATTGCCGGGTTCGTCGCCCACCTCCGAGAGAAATTCAAGAGCGCAAATGCGGAGAAGTCTCCCGAAGACTACCTTTTCAATGATGTCAAACCCGAAGATGCGAATAGCCCGATGCGTCAACTCACCTTTGCTCTCACGCACATTATTTACATTGTCCTAATGATTATTGTCTGGGTATATGACCGCGATGTCGACGACAAGAACCGGATGTCGGTCACTGGAATGACCGTATTGGGTATCGCGATTCTTCTCTTTCATTACGGTTTGGAGTTTATGGATAATCGTCTGCCGAGAGAACCAGGTGCGGGCGCGGACGCGCAACCAAAGATGGCGCCATTGCGAAACCTCCTCTCCAATGTCCGATTCATTATGAATACCGTATTCTTCATCGTGTTATGTGCCCTCGCATATTACAAGCAACACGGTGTGATGGTCGCGCTCATAGTCTTTATGTTCCTCTTCCATCTCACGAAATCCATCCTCGGTCTTAAGTTATTGAAATTCCTGTGGGCGTGTATTCTCTATATTCCTTGTTTGTTCCTCGACTTCCTTCAAAGTTCACAATCCGCGGTGGGAGATACAACGCGCCCCATCTGGATTATCGTCGCGATTGAACTCCTGCTTATCGCCATTTTATACGGCGGACCTTATTTACTGAACTACATCGGAGCATCCGCGTCACAAATGGTGGGCGCACCAGTGCCGCTCAATCCACAATACGATACCAAGTTGACAACTCAGAGTCCGAAAGTATTCATTTTCCATAATACCGGAATGGACAGAACACCGGAAGACAAGGCTGCGAACTGCCCAGTTGAAGAGAAGAAACGGTATCACTACGCCATTTCAGGGTGGTTCCTTTTGAATAATTCGGTATCCACCAAGAACCAGGATTTAGAGATATTCAACTTCGGAGATACCCCCAAAATGACGTATAATCCATATAGCAACGAACTGAAGTTAACAAGCACAACTGTGAATATAACAACCGGTAATTCTGAAGTGACCGAAGTTTATAACTCACGTATACATTACAAAGCACTTACGGCGGCGGCGGCGATGGCTGGGTCAGCACAACGAAAGGCGAAATTCCAGATGCTGACGGAAGATGACGAAATCGACGCGGATATTCCTCTTCAGCGGTGGAATTATTTCGTCGTGAATTATGACGGCAAGACGATGGATCTCTTCTTGAATAATAAACTTATCAATCGTAGCGAGTTCATAATGCCAGATATTCAGTTGAAACCGATTACCGTCGGCACCGAAAATGGTCTCAACGGCAATATGTGTAACTTCGCATTTCATAAATACCCGCTTACAAAGGAACAAATTCGGTGGACGTATACGATGCTGAAATCACAGAATCCGCCAATGATTGGAACGAAGACGATAAAAGATGAACTGAAGGAGGCTGGAACGACTACGATGTATACGCGATAGCGAAGCCCGGTGGAGCGGAGCGGAGCCGGCGATAATTATATTCATAGTATGTATACAAAAATAATATATTACAATACTAACAAATGAACTCCAAACTCGTTCTCGCGGTCATTGTCATTCTTTTACTGTTGTATGTTATTTTTAAGGCGCTTACGACAACCTACACCAGTTTAGGAATGATGCAAAAATGGGGCAACGAAACTACATTGACTGGCTCAAACTTGCCGAATAGTTTTAAGGCGAATAGTGCGATTTCGATGTGGTTTTATATTAAAAACTGGATGCAGAGCACGAAAATCATTCAGTTCAATTATGGTTCAGTAACTCTATTCCAGGTCCAATTCAAGAACGCAAACGAGAATACGATACAGATTTTCCCCAGGTCGGACCAGTCAGTAATCGCTGAGGTCTGCGAAGTCACCGAGTTCCCTCTTCAGAAGTGGGTAAATCTTATCATCAGTTTCAATGGTTCCGCAATGGACGTTTATGTCGACGGAAAATTGGTGAAATCATGCGTTGTAAACCAAGGTTCCAAATTAGCGAATACCGATAAGATAATTTTAGGCGACGAATTAAAGAAAGATAATGACGTTGGTTTTATCACCAATGTCAAACTGAAAGCGGCTCCCATCGCACCTCAAGAGGCGTGGGATATCTACTCGCAAGGATTTGGTGGAAGCCCCTGGAGCGACCTCCTCAACAAATACAAGGTGAAATTGAGTTTCATTGTGGATAATCAGGAGCAGGCGAGCGTCAGCACATAATCGCAGCAAAGAGCGACAGCGACAGCGAACAATATACGGCTCTCAAGGAGTATATTGTTTTTTTATTTGATATATATAATCATACCAAATTACAATTGATAAAAAATGAGCGACAGTGGTAGCGGAGGTGGAGGCGGTATTTTTAGTGGATTTTCAAAACCAACTGACGCAGGTCTTTCTTCTTCGGGACTGTCTGGAAGCAGTGGCGGTGGGTTCGGTTTACGCGAATTTATGGAATCCAACAGCCTCGTCGCAAAGTTCGCCTTTATTCTGATGGTATTTATTGTCTTGACTACTGCAATCAAACTCTCTATTATCGGACTCTCGTATTTGATGCTTCCATCGATGTCACCCTATGTCCTGGATGGAACCGCAAATACAGAAGACCTCGCAATCAATGTCTCACAGGACCCTGCTCAAAAGGATTCCGTATTTATCGCCAGGTCAATGAATGAGGATGGCGGTTTAGAATATACGTGGTCGGCGTGGTTTTATATCAACCAAGTCCCTATTGATTTGGGAAAATACTCTAGAATCTTTAGCAAGGGCGGTGAAGGAACCAAATCGTCTCAAGATGGTATTTACTATCCCAATAACGCACCAGGTATGTATATCCGATTTTCTGATGATGTAACTGCGACCAACCCTGATAGAACAGATAAGGGTCGTAATGTGTCTTTGTTGGCAGTGGTGGATGTAAACGGTAAAAATGACAGGACGGGTAGCGAAAATCTACGCGAAAATCTACACGAGAGGCTCATTGCGACGGATATTCCAATGAAGAATTGGGTCAACGCCGTCATCCGTGTCACCAATAATGTCATTGATTTGTATATCAACGGGCGTTTAGCACAGCGCCGCAAGACTGCGGGCATTCCACTTCAGAATTACGGCAAAGTGAATATTGGTGAGGACAAGGCGAAGAACCGTTTTAGTGGTTATATATCCACCATACAGTATTTTAATTATTCCATCGGTTCAACGAAAATCAAGAGCATTGTTGACGAAGGGCCCAAATTGAAGATGATAACAACATCAGGTGCGGGTTCGGAAGCCACGAAGAATGTTGGTTCATACCTCTCTAACAATTGGTATATGCGGTAATATTTTTTTACACTTAGATATCAGCGATACGGCGATACAGTGACTATACGATATACATACATACGTGTAAAAAAATATAAATGTCGATACAGGTACCATCAGACCCAGCTTGGGTACCGCCGTTAAAGCAAGATAATCCAAATGACCCTGACAATCCAGGTGACGTCTATTTTGACCTCGATGGAGAAGGCCCGGATACAACGCTATTCAATGTATATTCATTGACATACGGAACTACATTTACACTGATTACAGGGACATTTACAATACCAGTTAACGGTAGTCCGCCGCGTGATACCGATATACCAACCGAACTACTGAATCGTCGCAGCACCCTCATCGGCGTGATTCCATTGGTAAACATTACATCGAACCACGCACGCACTCCTATCACGATATCATTCCCCACAAACAGCGCCGCAATCTCCGTGGTATCATTTAGTAAAAATTATTATATTATTCCACAACCATCATCGGACCCATCCAACAAGATGGGGGTCTATACACGATCTGGTGCAACCGAAGCTCTCATTCCTTACCGAAACGCCCTTGTTATTAACGGTATTTTAGATGCGTCTGGCCTTTTTTCATACGGGCAAAACAGTTCGCTTTTTCGTATGGAAATCAAACAGGCGGCATATAAAGCAAGTGGGATTGGGGAAGATACGACTTCCTACAATGAGAAAAAAATTCTGATTCCGATTACGTTAACAAAAGACCCGTCAAGCTTGACATTAAAACCGTTTTCAGGTGCCGGGAAATACACCATACCAAATTCGGACCAAAACGGTATTGTTACGCGCGAATATCTGGATGGTTTTATTGAACTCAATATCACGGATTTCGCCACGACGACGCGTAAAAAAATTATCGATGGGACCTTGGATTACAATGACATCATTTACTATATCTCGCGCGGTGCCGGTTACCGCGAATTCGTATTCAGCAATGACAACATTATCATCTTGAATAATCGGATTACATTTAAAAAAGTAACACTTTTGACAGATGGGACCACCGAGTCACCAATTCCTATTCTTTTTCTTCAAGAAGAGACACCTGTCTATAAACGGTCGACCCAGAGAATTGGTGAGTCGTCGGGGTCTACGATTCTTCTGAATATCATCAAATCAACGCCAACTTTTGTCGGGCAAATACCCGCGATAAACACTGGCGTCGCGACAACGGTATATCGTCTCGCAGATATGAATAAAATGACGACGGAGGGGTCATTTGTGCTTACCCCCCCTGCGTCAAATAATACCGACCCAGAAGCCACCTTTTTCTTTTCGTCATCCAATGAGAGTCTAGTGAAAATTCGTGTCACAGGCCTCGGGTCAGCATCCGGTGCGGTGTACACTGCGGCGATTTATGGCTCCGGAACCGCCACCATCACCGTGACACAACCCGCGACGACGAACTTCAATCAAAAGACCGCTATATTTGATGTCAACGTCTTTGAAATCACACCCGCGGTCATCAACTGTAATACAAATCTTTTTTATACGAACCCCTATAATCGCGAATTCTGGACACGGTTCAAACCAGAGTGCCGTCCGTCAAATCTAGTCGATTCTGTAACGGGTCGCGCGCTCACGGTGACCGAAGTGGATGAGATACACGATATGCGCCGCAAAGCCGAGATATTGAAATACAACAAAAATGTCGGTGGGCTGACGAAGAATCAAAAATACGCGAAAGCATCGCGCGGTGAATTAATGCGGAAAATCGGCAATGAAAATAAGTATTTGTCAGAATCATCGGGGGGTGTTGGTGGTCCATTTACACTGACGTGTCCGACAACCCCAGCCAATCGCGCCATTCTTTGTGGACTTACAACCGCGTGCGGTGTTCCTGGGAAAGAGCGTTTGTTGTGCCTTGACCCATCCGTGAATCTCTATAATTATAGGCGGACATATGAATATAAAGGGGGTCTTCAAGTCACGTTGAATATCCCGACGACGGTGCTGACGGAACCCACAAATTTGCGCATCACGAAATATGATAACAGCAATAATCGGATTACGCTTGTATGGGATGCGCCTGACTCCAATGGCGGGTTTCCCATTACTGGATATGTCATTACGTATTCGGTGGATAATAAAACATGGGCGCCATATAAAAGCGTGTTTCCTTATAAACCACCTGCGGGGGCTACCGCCGAGTTTAATAAAATATCCGGAGAAATCAACGGAAATTCGGTAGTATTTGAGCGCATACCTGGTTCGGTTGAAATCCGCGCAAATACCGTATACTATATATCAGTGTTTTCAGGAAATGTGCGTGGATTATCAAGCGTTCCTGCGACCATCACGATTAAGACATCGTCGGTTCCGTCGATTATTAGCGACTTTGGGTTTTATAATCCAACGGATGAACGACAAAATCTGATGGTGGATTTGAAGTGGACAGACCCGGTGAATACAGGAGTCGTTCCGGGTGCGTATAATGGGCCACCGGTGCGTCAATATAATCTTTATTACCGGAAAGTTGATACGACGACGACGGCAACGTCGACAGCGGCGAATGGAGCGGCGAGTTGGACAAAACTAACACTCGATATAAGTAGTGTGATTATCGGAATAGATGCGGGAAGTAGTAATCCTCTCACACGGCGTTATATATTACGTAATCTTGCAAATGAAAGTAAATATCAGATGAAGATTGAACCGATAAATTCGGTAGGAACCGGACCAGAATCTGCGATTATTACCGCACGGACACTGATGAAACCGGGAACACCAAAGAATGTATTATTGTTAGCGAAATTTGGTTTATTACCACCTATAATTACAGGCACGCCGAGGAATTATATCAATATCGTATGGGATAAACCGGATACAGGTGGTAGCCCGATTAAGTTGTATAATATCACGATTTTACCGCCACCCACAGGAGGGGCGACTACATCTACCGCAAATACAATTACATATAATGTAACTACAACATCTACGGCGACGTCGTATAGCGTTGATATCGGGAGTTTAGGTCAGTCGGTTATCAACAATGGCGTATACTCTATTGTGATAGAGGCGTATAATGGTTACCTTAAAGGACCATCTACTGCGCCAGCGTCTTTGACGGTATATCCATTAACCGCAAAGCCGCTCATATTCAATATGGAGGGCTATTATACTTCATCTGGTTTACAGTATACCGATATGACATTATCAATAAATACAGTGATTAACGATAACAATCAAATTAAAACAATTAAAGTAAATGGTTTGAATTCTGCGTTTCAGACCAATTTGAATATATATCGCCAAGTCATCAATGGAACCGGTGAACATAAAATTCGCATTCCGGTGTCGATGTCCGGAAGTGATGTTATTATTGTTGGAACAACCTATACAGTAACCATTACACTGGTATTTCTATATGGCGAGCCAACAACGAGTGAACCGTTTACATATACACCGGAGATTAAGTATTTGATGCTTCCTTCGTAGGTCGCAGCGACCAGCGAAGAGAGCAGGGCGAAGCGCGAACGAGTCGGGAGCGGAGCAAGGAGCGTTAGCGACGCGGCGCAGCGACCAGCGAAGTGAGCAAACAATCATTCTCTCAACGTTGGGTCTACACAAATCTCCTGTCTTGAGAAAACCTGTCCCGACATACATTTGTCTGCGGGTTCTACTTTCACGCAACTTCGGAATCCGCGGTCTTCTCCAATATAACAATAACCTCCTTTCCCTGACTGGTGTTTTTGAGTAACACTCGTACTATCATCTGCGCGAGGTGCCGGTCCTGTATAACTCCGATTGGCTTTATCTAAAAATGTATACTTCGTGTCGTCATTTATAAATCCAGGCTTCTTATCTGAACTGTTTGTCATTGCTGGAGGAGTCGGTGGAATGTGTGTCGCTGGGGATACACGCGTGTTCGCGGGTGCGCGTGCTCGTCGTTTGCCGTTGTTGCCCGCTATGTCGCTCTCGCTGTCGCTCTCGCTATCGCTATCGCTATCACTGTCAGCAGCACCACTGTCTTTCGCCTGTATTGGTTGATTTGTTACTCTCGCCACCAATTCACGCCCCTTTTCTTCCATTGATTTGAAAAATGATTTCAGTTTGTCACCAAACTCCCCCATTCCTAAATGAAAATCACCATTATTGGATAAACTGCTCCACATAAACCAAACGATTAGCGCGACCAAGATGAGTTTGATAAGTGTCCAAAATGAAAAGAAACTGCTCTCACCGTCACTGTCACCGTCACCACTTGTTCCAGAACCTAGACTGGATGTATCGAGAGATAGGTCGGGTAATTTCACATCTTTAAATGTATCTTGCGCTTTTTCTTGGATACTAGATAATATTCCGGTCTTCTCCATCTTAGAAGACGTGGATAATCCACTATTTACCATTTCATTCTTGGTAGGTGCGATAATATTCGTAAATTTAAAGCTTGGAAGAGACATCGTGTTATATATAATATACATTATTCATACGGGCTATATTTACGAGGCGGCGGCGGCGTTGGCGTCGGCGTCGACGTCGACGTCGATGTAGGCGTCTGGGTTGTCGATGCGTTATCCACGCCGTCCTTCCGAACAATCGTATTCATCGAGTTCAACGCTTCTAAACGCTTAATTGTGCGTTCAAGGTCGCCGTTTTTATCTCCATTATATCCGGATGATGAGAATAAATAATCAGTATCCGGGCTAATCTCGTGCTGCTTGATTTGCTTGTATACTGAATTAATATTTGCGACTGCGTTTTCAATGACAGGACGGTCGTGTATCATTTCTATCCGACTATCATATTCGGAAGTAAGAAGCGAGATTGCGAAATAGATAAGATAACGCCGTTTCTTTCGAACACCAGGTGTAAACCGAATACAATAAAGACGCAATAGACTATTCACGATTTTCTGTGTCAGTGGTGAATAATCGTGAGTATCGTTACTGCGCGAGAGAATCATATCCCAAATCATCCAAATCGGGTCGAATTGGAGTTTATCGTCGACTGGTATATGCGCGCGGCGTTCGCATCGACACGTCTCTTTCTTCGCCTTACAAATCGTCTCGAATTCTACGACCCACTCCACCCAGTAGCACGCCAAAATTGTATTTTTGGATTCGCGAGAGATATGATACGCAAACTCGTTCATCGCGATGAATATTTCCTTCGGGTCTCTCTCTCGGAAGAACTCCTGCGCATAATCTACACGCGGTGCTTTCAAGCGTTGCGAGATTGTCGCGATATCATATTCTTCCTTCTTCTTGATTTTCACACTGTCGTATTTATGTTGGCGTTTTGAATTCACAAGCACGCACACCATTTCCGCGAAGAGTGACCGCATTTTTGGGTGGTTTCGCAATCGGAGTTCATTGCCCACATACCCATTGGATATAATGGATTTGAAACTTTCATACCGCATTTCAATATAAAGAGGAAGTTTAGGGTTGGCTAAATGAATATACTTGCTTATAAATGTAATAATGATATCCCATAATTCGAGATAATGTCCCGAACATACGAGTTCCGCACTCCAATAACACGCTGGTTCTATTTTAGAACTTGAAAGACTATTCAATAGTTCTTTTCGCACATCGGTTTTTTTATATGACGAAAAAGTGATACCGCGGAATTCGCTTTCACTACGAATGTCGTTGATTTCATTGGGGTCGGACATTAAAGCACGGACACAAGCTATTATCTCGTGTGGTTTTATTTGCGTGATAATAACGATAATAACGATAATAATATTTTATATTGAAATACTAGTTAGCATTAGCAAGCCTTGCGAAGCAAATGGTGTATTCTTCCTTTTCAAAATACATACAATCACTTACACGATGGGAGATTTTGACGTTTCTTTTGATATTATTAATGGTTGTATGTTTCATCAAACGCGACTTCTCCACCCAAGTGGATGGATTCACTGGTTCACAATCCGAGAGATATAAGGTCTATGAAAACGACCACATCTATGACGCATTTTATGCGGATATTTACGATGAACTCTTCATTCAACCGAATAAAATAGAGGCGGAAGTGGATGAGATTATTAGTATAACTGGTGCGCTAAATGGCAGTGAACGCGACAAACGGAATTTTAAAGTGTGCGACTTAGGGTGTGGGCGAGGGCATCACGTCGACCAGTTGAAACATAAGGGTATCCTCAATGTCATTGGGTGCGACAAATCCACCTCGATGCTTCAGAATGCGAGAGATTTATACCCGTCGTCTAAATTCATACAAGGCGATTTTATGAAACCGATGTTATTTAGCGAAGAGGAATTCAATGTCCTCACTTGCTTCTATTTCACGGTCTATTATGTAAAAGACAAGCGCGCATTCTTTCGAAATTGTTACCAGTGGTTGAAGCCAGAGGGGTATCTCATTCTTCATTTGGTAGACCGGAACCATTTTGACCCGATTGTCCCTGGTGGGAAGCCACTGTTTTTAGTCTCACCGCAGACCTATGCGAAAGAACGGATTACAAATTCTCTCGTGAAGTTCATGAGTTTTCAGTATAAGTCCGACTTTGTTGCGCCGCCACCGCCCTCGAACGCGAAGACAAAGGCGAATGCGAAGACCGTCGCGAAGAATACAGGAGAGAAGAATATCGCGAAGTTCGTGGAGAAGTTCACGGATGATAAGACAGGGAAAGTGCGAGAGAATATTCACACGTATTATATGCCGACGAACCGAGAGATGCTAGACATTGCGAAGGAGGTTGGGTTTACAGTGACGGGACAAGTGGACCTCGTGCACGTTCTCAACGAGTATCAGTATCTCTTTATATTGAAGAAGCCAGCCTAATATAATGCGTAGGAAGCATCGTATACTTATCAAATAAATGTGTAACAATCCTAACACGGAATGGAGCACGCAGTTGAATACGTAGCGTCAGCGTGGTGGCCGTATATGATTCTCATTATTTGCGCGACATTGATTACGTTTGTTTGTGTGATGAAATTCAAATACTATTTCTGGTATCACCAACCACTTACGTTTCTATGGACGATACGACGGTTTTTCGGGGGCAGTAACAGGAACACCCGGATTATGAATTCTCTCGGAACATCTGGAACACGGTGTTATAACGCGGTTGTATATCCGTTTTTACATTTTGTAAATCACGATGATGTTCGCGTCTACAGCGACGCCGCCGCCGACGCCGACACAGTCCCCTACGAGAGAATTGCCGCGTTTTTATCCAGACCTGACACTGAAATCGTGGCACCTGGGAGGAGTGTTTGTATCGCGGCCGACAATTTGGAGTATATTCTCTCGAAAGAGTCGTCACACGGTCTCTCGGTGTTTATTGGTGTGCTCGGGTCCAGTCGCGATATGACATCTACATCATCCGAAATCAAGGGTGTCTGTATTCTTAGCCCACGTATTTTATTATGCTTTACTGGTCACGGTAGTTCCCGCATCGTTACTACATCCGTCTCTATTTATGTATGCGACCACCTCGCGTGGTTGCGGTATACTACGCGCGACCGCGATTCTCTCGAATTGCTTGAAACAACCGAATATATTCAGAAGTCGCAAGAAATTGCGGGGGAACAAACATTATACCGATACCGTCAAATTCCGTGGTTTGTCGTGCCGTTCACGACGGTTTATTCGTATACGTTCACGGGCGCGGTGACAGGCGCGGTCACGGGCGCGGTCACGGGTGGGACGACCGTTGTCCCCGTTTCATCTAGGAACTTCGCCCTATTTTATGCTTTTGTAAATGAACACGCGAGAGATTTCCAATATTGTATTCTTTATGAACTCAGTCAACTTCAATCTCTCGTTCAAGGCGGTATCTATCAGATATTTATACTCCTATTGAATCAAGTTCGTGTTTTGGCGGTGTATATCTTCGCACCGTCCTGGCGGAAAGCATCACCAGCGGCCGCGGCGGTGGCAGCGGCAACGGCGGGCGTCTCTCGGCACGCGACGAAACGGAAACGAACCCGCGGGAACAGGATATCCGAATTACACGATTATATCGCGGAAACATCTACGGCTCTCGTAAAGTATTTACCACCGACTGAACAACCGAAATATGATATTTTTGGAAAGAGGGTGAAGAGACGTAGGGGCGCGACGGACGCCCGTGAAGAACACAAAAACGACCACGGAGGCGACATTGCATTATTATTATCATCCATCCGAGACAAATCACTATGCGATTGCGATACATTTCTGCGCGGGTTTTATATGTCTCTCGCAACCTTTCATCCGTCATTTGTGTGTATCGATACCATTGCGCATAATTATCTGTTGGTTGATGCGATGATTGCGACTTCGGGTGCGACTCTGGTGTCGCGAGAGAAATGGTATTACATTATGTATAATGCCATTATAGAGCGAGAGACGCTGTGTAAGGATATCTTCTTCGCGTAGTTCCGCTACGTCCACCGAAGGCGAAGCCGAGCGTAGCGGCACCGAGGCGAAATCATCGCTGATACCTTCCATACGATGACGCCGTAAACGCTCTACTTCCACGCCCTGCGCTGCCGCCACCAAACATTCCGCCACCACCTCGGCCGCCACCACCCGATGCCGCGCGTGTAAAGGTATCAATGACGAATATGATAAATACGCCTAAAAAGCAATACAAGACCAGTTCTTCGATGACGTGACCCGTCTTTTCATCCTTCTTCTCTTCCAGCATATGAATAATGTAGTTGAGTTTCTCAATAAGTGCGGCATTGGTTCCAGAAACAGCACCGCCACCGCCACCGACGCCACTGCCGCTACCCGCAGCCAACTGATTCGCAAGCGTTTCCGCATACGGCACAAACTGTTCATAATACTGTGAAGCATAGGTGCTTGTTTTACCGGAACCAGCACTGCCAGAAGAAACGCTAAATGGGTCCTTCTTCGGCGCGCTTGGAATACCTGTCAGTTTTTCAAAATAAAGCGAGGATGGTGCCCCTTGCGACGTTGTCGCCGACATTCCTTCCAATAAGGTAGACGAATACGATGACCCAGGGTTTAGGGAATTCATTTGTGTCGTTTTATGGACGCCACCAGTTCCGGCACCGCTACTTCCATTCGCCGCCCCCGCACTGCTAGATACTCCTGGAATCACGGAGGAGTGTGAAACATTTGTCGCATAAACCCCCATTCCTTGGGCGGGATAGGCCGGAAGTATATTGTCATCATCACCTTCTGCGTCACTATCCTCCCCCCCTTTACGATGAATGTTCTCAATATAATCCTTGATTTGTTTGATTTTCTTACCGGCTTGTTGTATGACACCGCTGTTATTCCCATTTTCATCGGATATGCCAGTAATTGCGCCGTTGGGAGATTGTAACAATCCTCTCTCGGTTCCGGTGGTGTCGCTATTGCGCGGTATCTTTAGGGTTCGGTTGCTGCCACCGCCACCGCCACCGCCATTACGGCGATTGTAAAGTTTTCCATTTCCATTTCCGTTTCGTGTATTGTCGTTATTGCTATTATCGGCGGAATATTCCGAAAAACCTAAAGATGTCATATTCTCCTATAAAAAAATGAGATTTTAATTCGGTGTGAATTCTCTTGGTTATATACGAAAAATATATTTGTTATGTATATAAGACGAAATGGTGAAATTAAACAAAGGACTCACTTTAGGTGTTTTACTCGTTCTCATCGTTGTGATGATTCTTAAACCCAACCTTCTCGGGTTTTTGTATAACAACGTTTTAGGCAAACTCATTTTTGTGGCCGCCGTTGTGTTTCTCTCGTTGAAGCATACTGCCGCGGGTCTATTGGCTGTCGTATTTGTCGCGATTGTTGCGTCAATGAGCGGCTACCACGGTTTTGAAGGAATGGACGTGCCCGAGGACAAGAAGAAGTCGGAAGAAGAGGAGGAAGGCTTTGAAGGCGAGAAGAAGTGTGAAGGCGAAGACTGCAATACCGACAAGAAAGGTGCCGAGATGCAGAAGCCCGATATTGTCAAGGACATTGAGAACCAACTGAAGGTCAAGTAAGCGCACGGTGCTTCGTGCTCGCGCGCTCCGCGCTCCGTAATAGATACGACACGTGTAGAGACGCGCAGAAGCGTCAGACACGATTCCGTGTCATATCTATTGAATTATATCTCGCATAATAGTAGTAGACGATGAATCTAGAGTATAATATCAAGTATATTCTCTCGTGGGTATATCATAATGTTATTCAAAGTGATGCGACTGGCGCCATCGTGCGAATCTTAATACTCATTGGTCTCGTATCGTTATTGGTGTATCGGGAGTTTATTTTATTCATTCTTCTTTGTATTGTCGTAATTTCGGCTGAGGTGTTTCTCGGGGCGGACGCGGTCACGGACGCAGACTCGGTAATGAAGGGTCTTCCTTCACTGGTCAATGTGTTTCCCCGCCGTTTCGTAGACAAAGACGAACTCACCACCGGCATTTCTGTATATGAAAATGACCATCACGCCGAGGCAGCAGGACGTGAAGGATTTTCGATTGGAATTATCAAAGGCGATGACTCGGGGGTTGACCACCGACGCTATAATAAATTCGTGGAACAAGACAGTCGCGATTTCACCGATAAATATTTCAGTAGCAAACAATGCTCGATTGGAAATAGCGCAGGAGGCGTCACGATGTTCGGTAGCAATGAACTTCTTGGAAATTCACGCACTGCGCAAATTAGCGGCGGGATTTATAACTTTGTAGGAAAGTGGGTTTCGAACGAGACAAACGACGACCCCAGCAAGGAAAAGCGTTATACCTACTTCAAAGAATGTGTTTACGACCCCATTACACGAAACGATTTTCGCGCGTTTAAAAAAGACGTCTATAACAATATCAACAAGGACATCATCAATATTCAGCGGTGTCTCAATCGGTTCAATACCAATATACTGTTTGATACACAGACAGATGACGCCGCAGGTTATAGCCGACGGTTGACAAAATTACAGGATTCGAAAGTGACAGGTGCGCTTTCGTCCATTTCATACGTATCCTTGATTGCGGGAGGAAATGACAAGCCAGCAGACAAATTTTCGAATATTCAACCTCTGAATCGTGGAAATAATGCGGACAACGCAAGTGAAACTACGTATAGCGCGCTTCTGAAAAAAACAAATGATAAACCCATATCCAAAAGGGCAGAAAAACAGCGTGAGATTGAAATCTACGGTAAAGTATACGGATATCGTCAACGTATCGACCAGATACTGGAAATGATGCGCAAACAAGCCAAAAATGATGCCGCCAATATCGATACGATTAACATCTCAGAAGAAGTAGTCGAAGAGTTGCGTTTGATTTTGTCCTATCTCGCAATTATCGAGAGAACCAATGCGGTGATTTTGTTTGAAGAGAAAAATGGTTATTATGATAAGACGAAAACCGCGGTGACCGATGGAACGAACAAGCTTGAACCATTATCATCACAACCGGCTTATGTAGAAACGATTAAGGGCCACAATAACATATTCCGCGTCCCTCTTCTTGACGACACATATAACACCAATGATGAAAAACGGTATATCTACGGAATCACGTTTTATTTTGATAAGGTAGTTAGCACGACACCTTACGCCTAACCGAATACAATTAACACATTGTTCGACACACAGGACGTATTTTATTATATATATAATCTTTAAGGATTATGAAACTACGAACTGTTTTAATATTGATTTTAATGGCGTGTATCGTCCTGGCGACGTCGGCATTTGGCGCATACCAGGACAGTATCGGGAACGCAGACGCCGAGAGAATCGCGAAATCCAGGGCCGTTGCGAAAAGTCAGGTCAACCATGGCGACAAGTCCGTAGTGGGCGCGTCAGGCGCAGGCACCGCGCATAAACAAAGTCTCTCGCACTTGGATATCTCTGAAAAGGCGGACGGGCCCTATGTGAAAGAAGGCACAAATGCGTATCGCGGGAAGGCCCGCGGGTATGACCTTCGCGATACTTACGATAGCGACGATGAGCGCGAGAACGGCGACACGGGCGATGGCGCCGAAGGGGGAAGCGAATTCCAACGTAAAATAAAGTATATCACCACAATGTTTGAAGAGATATTTAGTAAGTGGAAATCACAAGATTCGGTATTGGCGCCCACCAGTGTTGAATTGGACCCGGATAATCCTCTCGGGTCAGAAGGATTCCGAATCCGCGAGAAGTTCAAGAAGGGTGCGCGTCAAGGAATGCGTAAACTGAAAAATGCCTTTCGTGGGCGGTTTTAAATCTATGGTATTATTAGTATTCGTATGCCAAGTTCAAAGAAAAATCGTAGTCTTCGTCGGTCGTCGTCGGTGTCGGCAAAAATGCCAGTGGCGGCACCGGCAGCGGCATCTGGGGCGCCTGCGGCACAAAAACAAGTCGGCGGCGCCCCCGGTTCTATCGCATCGTCGCCTCTGATTCCACCCATCACTCTGAAATCATTTACGGATTTGTTCTCTGGAAAAACGAACTTTTTCACACTTCAGTCACCGGCCAACAATATTATGAACTCACGCGTGCTTACCGCGATGCATAACTTCTTCCATAACCTGAATACAAGCACATTTTTCGCCGGTTTTGTGATGATTATCCTGAATATCGGATCGCGATATATTAATTTGGACTTGAATTCATCTACCGAATCGTGGATTAAATACTTGATGAGTAAAGAACTCCTTGTATTCGCAGTGAGCTGGATGGGAACACGTAGTATCTATTACGCACTGGTGATTACCGCGTCCTTTACGATTATCGTTGACCACTTGATGAATATGGATAGCAAGTATTGTGTGATTCCGACGAAATTTAGAGATTTACATACAATGGCACCTGAGAAGCACGGGCCAGAGAAGAAGGTGACGGATTTAGAAATCAGTAATGCGCTTCATACGCTCGAGAAGGCGAAGAAAGAGAAGGAAGAAACCGACCATTTAGAACTCGTGAAGTATCACCAGTTGTTTAAAAGCGACACATTTGAATCGTCGCAACCGGCGAAAGTGGGGGGCGGCGGCGGCAAAGCGTGATTCGGAGTCGGAGTAAGCATGTAGAATGGAAACCCAGAACCAGAAATCGAAGAACCCGGAAATCAGAGGACCCAAAAATCGGAAAACCCGCGGAGCGGAGCGAGTGGAGCCGTAGGCGAAACGAGTAAAGCGACGCGGAATATAATAGAATGAGTATATAACGAATATAGGCATTCTGTATTGATAATAAATACAATGACGCAGCCTTATATTGCCGTTACGGAGATTGTAACGACCATTGATTCAAATATAGACTCTTATATCTCCGATTTGGCCGAACGGGGAGCATTGCCTCAAATTCCCGTAAATGGAGTGGCCGACAATTCGGCGCGACCGAAATACGTCCCCGGTAATGTTTCATCCGCCCTGAAAATCCAATTACTTGAACAAATGGTTTACCATCGCGCAGGTTCAACCAATAAAAAACCACTTGAACTCTTTATTCCTACGCAATACAAAATCAACCATCAAAAAATCGCGGACTATTTCGCGAAGAATGCGGGCAATGATGAGACACGGGCGTTGGTGGCAGATGTCGTCAAGAGTTACGGGAACAACTACAATAGTCTCTTTTATAAGCATACGATTCGGGGGAAACCTGCGGCTGCGGTTTCGGTTGCGGCTACGGCTACGGCGCGCGGAGAGAGCGGCGCGACCGACCTAGATAAGAAAACCGCAGACACCATTCAAGGCAAAATCGATAAATGGCACAAGGATTATACAGAATGGATATTTTATGATAGCGCAAGTACCTTTTTCATTCAAGAACGTGAACTCCCGCGCGATGAAATGTTTACACTGAAAATCAGCGTGGATGACATATTCTCGAGCACGGGCGCGAGCACGGGCGCGGGCGCGGGTGGCATAATAAAACTGGTGGATGAAATTGCGAAGAAATACGATGAACTTAACAAATTGTATGTAACGGAGGGGGAGGAACCAATGAATTTTATTGAGAATATAAAGCACTATAAAACATTTCTAGAGAAGGTCTATGATGATATTGGAATACATTTCAATGAGCCGATAGATGTTGAGATTCGTGAACGCAAAGACCGAATTCGTAGATACAAATTTGATGAAGAAATCAAAAAAAAATTGTATGACATCTACGGTCAAATAAAGGTAATCACCGATGGGTTACAGTTAGATAATCTTCCTTATCTTCAAGTCAATGAAATCATCAATACATTCTTAAAGATAATTTACGGCGAAAATGAAAAATTCAAAGACTTGATTGGAGGACAAGACGTATTTGACAGTTTCGATGAAGCCATTGGTAAGAATAACTCCATTGGAGGAGGCAAAGACGATGAACCGAGAAAATATTACAAGACATACAAACTCATCCAGTATATATACTGGATACTTGGGAATATACCAACCGATAAATTTGACCCGTTTAAAAACGATGACACTGTAAACAAGGATAAAGATGAATTGAGAACTCTTGAGAGTTCTCGATCTGCGCCCGGTTATGGAAATAAAATACGCGAATTAGCGAATACTAAATATGTCACAAATCTTATAGAAGAATACAAAACCGGCGGAGATGATAAAATGAAAGAATTCATACAAAATTTTATGAAATTCAATATAGATATACAGAGTTATTTTGACATCAATTTGGAGAAACACATTTATGGCGATATTTTACACGTTCTCGACCGGGATTTTAAAAACAAATCTTCCATCGACCTCTCTTTCGGCATTGACCTCCTTTTCTACGTATTATACGATGTAACCCACGAAGTCATACGTGAAATCCGGAAAAACCAAATCAGTTTCGACAAACTCAACGAAGCCAAGAACCCCGATATCCAGAAATTGCGCCAAGAGATTCAATTGAAAGAGCGCAAACTGAAAAATATATGTAATCTCATCGCGCAAAAGGGGCGGTTTCAACCCAGTGAAGTCATACCAGACAGTGCCCAGTATTATTATCGCGACGCGGGCGGTGCGGGTGGTGCGGGTGGTGCGGGTGGTGCGGGCGGTGCGGACGCACGCAAAGCCGGTCTCGTCAACCCCGACACCTACCGCGCGAACTGGTCCGCGAAGTTGACCTCCAATAAAAAAATCGAATTCACAATTTCTGATATGAAGAAGAAGTTGGACCAATCTCTCGGATTATCGGGTGCGGTGGGTGTGCCTACGCCGAAAGACCAGGCGAATTTGAAAGAAAGTATCACGAAACTAATCAAATACAATACGATTCAAGTGGTCGGGATGTTATTCGCAAAACCGCGGCATATATGGTATTCGCCAAGTATTCGGCAGAGTTTTTTATCCCCTACCTCCAAATGGGCGTTTTTTCAGTTGGCCGCGCCTGAAATCGTGTCGGGGCGCGGGATGAAAGAATTCCTTGCGAAACTCAATGAACCGCCGGCGGCGGTGGCGGCGGCGGCAGTGGCAGGGGGCGGAGGTGCCGGTAGTTCTCGGATAGATTTGATACTCACAAAAAAACCGGTGGACGGAATTTCTCTCGAGGGAGGCGGAGCGCCATTATGCGTATTCAATATTGACGCCGAGAATGGACCTCAAATGTTGCCAAAAGGCGCGAGAGGGGAGGTGGATGGTGACGCGACGACCGACGCGCGGTTTCAGAATCCTGCATTTTCGGATACGACGGCGGCGGGAGCGGCGGCGGGCACGGGGGCGGGTGCGGCAGAAGGAAGAGACGGAACGATACCAGATGGCGCATCATTTACAGATGCGTTAGCACATCAAGCAAAAAAATTATTCCCATTCCAAAAACCCGATGCTGCCAAATGCGCCACCGCGCGAGGACAGCTTGGCGAAGCATTTAATGAAATGTCGGAATTGGCCGCGAATTCGTTGAAAGATATCGGGCTGGATATCCGAATGAAAATGGCGCCCGTTCCACCGGTGGTCACGCCGCCAATCCCGCCACCATTGCCTCCTCCACCTCCTTCGGCGGCAGCACAGGCAGCGGCACAAGCGGCGGCAGACGCGGCGGCAGCAAGGGCGGCGGCATTGGCACGGGCTCGTGCGGCGGCACTTGTTGTTCCCCCGGCGCCGGTTCCGCCATTGCCACCACCTCCGGTGCCTCCACTGCTACTTACACACGAACAGATTGTGGCGGCTGCTTGGAAAGAGGTAACGCGAACGAGCGGAAAGTTGAATCGGGCAACGATTACAAAAACACAAGCCGAACCGAATCGTGAATATGCGAAAAAATTATGCGAATACGCAAGGGTGAGTGTGGACCATATTTATAAAGTAAACGCCGCCATTGTCAAACAAGATATGGATGCGATTCACGCGGAGATGAAGAAGATAGACGTATCAAAGTATCTGCCTCCATGGAAGACGGCCGGTGATGTTATAACGCACATTGAAACTATGATTACAACGATTACTGGTCAGAATACCGACAATTATTGCGCTGATTTTAATGTCTCAACTAAGTCCTATACCGATATTTTAAAGAGTATATTGGGTAATATACAAAAGACAGTGGGGGTGGATAAGGAATGTGTGGATGTTATCGTGAATAGTGTCAGTGTTATCCGGGAGATTATTCGTCCATACGAGGGAAGTATTCTAACCCAAAATCTGAATACACTCAATGTGGACATATTTCCGAAAATTCAAAAAATGAAAAATACACTTAATTCCGACATAACCGCACTAAACGACGAAATAAACGGGTTGACGAAATGGAGTTTGGGATGGGTTAAAGATATAAAAACTGACAGGGGTAATTTGACACGATTATCCGATAATTTACACAAGATAAATGATAAAATCGTCGAAATGATGGGATTTTATAAACAAGTGGTGGATATTTATAAGCGCTTGGAGCGAGAGTTTTTACAGATAGAAATAAAGAAGGCGGTTGATGCTACGGTGGCTGCGGCTGCGGGGGCGGCTTCGGCGGCGGCGGTGGCGGCTGCGATAGCGGCAACCCCGAAATACTCCAAAAATCAAAATATAACAACCGCAAGCGCCGCCGCCACTGCCGCTGCCGCCGATGCCGCCGCTGCCGCCACTGCCGCCGCTGCCGCCACTGCCGCCGCTGCCGCCGCCACTGCCGCTGCCGCCGCCACTGCCGCTGCGGTCGTGGGAGCAACTCTGGAGCAAGCCCTACAATCTAAGAAAGATGCTGAAGAAGCTTTGAAAAAAGCCGAAGAAGAAAGAGATAAAGCACTACTCACCGAGGCTCGTATGGATGCGAAAAATAGCGCTGAAGAAACCCAAGAAATTTATCAAGCCGCCCTCCAACAAATACTGGATTATGACCAAACTGACACTAATATAACTACACATCTAAATGTTATTTTCAAGGCTGTCGCCGATTCTAATAAAAACGCAACTGAAGCTTCTACTGCTACAAATGTTATCGACGCACGAAATAAAGCCAATGAAGCTGAAGAACAAAAAAAAAAAGCAGAAGATGCTTTGAAAAATCTAGAAGATGCGATTAAAAGTATTGATGCCGCTACCGCTTCCAGTGCCGCTGCTGCTGCCGCTGCTGCTGCTGCCGCTCTTGTTGTGTCTCCATTCGTTCTGTTTGGTGAACTAGTCACTGCCGCCGCGAAATCTATAGCAGATATACTTGGTAAAACAGGACAACCACCCATTACATTACCACAAACCAGTGATATCAAGACTGAAACTAACGAATTAATTGAACCACTGTTACAAGAAATGGAGCAGAAAATAAATGAGGATGTCGCAGAGATTAAAACGTTTACAACCCAATCAAAGATAAAACGCGATGAATTGGATAAATTAAAACATGCAGCCAATGCTATCCAAGCGCCGCCGCCGCCGCCGCCACAGGATTTGAATAAAGATATTCGATATTTGGAAAATTTATTCCGAGAAGTAAATGAAGATATTGATAAGTTGAATAGTAGTTCTGCGAGGTTACATACGGAAACAACCAATTTAATCAATGAAATAAGGAACGATATCGGAAATATAAAACTATCTACGAGTCTAATCAATCAAGGAACATTTGAAAATATAAAAAACAAATCGGAGAGATTAACTCAACTATACAACGAAATGAAAGAAGAGACAAAGCAAATGAAACAAAAAATAGATGAAAACGGAAAACAATACAATTTCGGATTTGATGCAACAAAGGCGAAGGTCCTCGCCGGTATTCAACAAAGACTCACCGACATCGTCGGAACACTCTCCGAGCCGCCAACCGACCTCGATGGCGCCAGATTGATTGGAGAAATCAACCGGTTGCTTACTTACGTGGATTAGCACTGATTGTCCGAATCATTTAGGTCACTCGTAACAATCGCTTATATTTATATCGTTTGTAAATATAAGTAGAAATGGAGAGTGCTGCGGTAGAGGTGGCGAAGTTGACGATACCGAATAAGGAGAAACACGTAATAGATAGAGATGAATTAAAAAGCAATTTCGAAAAACTCGGAAAACAAATCGAAGAATTGACAGGACGACGCGGAGCGTTAGAGACACAAATTACGGATATTAATCTCGATAACGCAATGGACGTTTTGAATCAATTAGAAAATAATGTTCAAACGTTCAATACAGCGTGTCAAGACGTGCAAAAAGAAATTAATGAGAATAACCAATCGCTTCAGGAATTGCTAAAACGTATAACCACCGACATCGCGCAAGCAGAAGCGACAAAAGCGGCGGCTGATGCCGCCGCACAAACCGCGGCGGAAGAGGCTGCCGCATTACAAACGGCGAAGGATTCATTAAAAGCATACATCGAGTCGTTAGTAAAACAACTAAAAAGTATCAGTGAGAAAAACTTAAATGATATCTCCGACCAGATACAACACAGCGCGGATACTATCAAAGGATACGGCATCCAGTTAGATGTTTCTGTGTCTAGCGCGGGTGACGCAATCTCTCAGGCGACGAGAGATTTGATTGACACATTTAAGACGGATACCGGGAAAGAAGTGGCAACAAAAAATCAGGAATTTAATGCTTTGAATAAGGAGTTTGTCGACGCAAAGGAAGCGATTGTAACGGGTTTGAATGCGAAAATCCAGGCGCTTCAAAGCGTTGCTAACGATGCGAATGTAACGGCGACACAAATAAATGCCGCCTTGGAAGCCGATAAAACGAAACCGATTGATGACAATCTCAGCGAAATCAAGGGGCGCGCCGCCGAACTCGCTGATGAATTTGGCGCGAAGGCGACCGAATTTGCGACGAGAAAGGTGGAAATTGAAGGGAAGATAGGGGAGGATAAGGCGCTCGCAGAAATTCGTAAAGAGATTGAAGGATTGGAAGATACAGATGAAGGTAAAATAAAACGTAGACCTCAAAAACCCGGCAGTACGTATAGCACGATTGATATTGATAACTCTCCGATAAATGCTGTGATAAAAAGTGAATTAAATAAAGCCAGCGAAAAAACCAATTCGTCAATTTTAGACCCGATTATTACACGTATTAATAATTACATAAAACAATTTAACGATAAAATAAATAAGGTTCAAGGTGAATTAAATGAACTAAACAAATCAGAAGAACTCACGAAGTGTCAAGACCGTTTAAACGCACTAAACGAAGCCAAACGCGCGTATGAAAAGCTTATTAACAATGAAAATGACCGGCTCATTATCTTGAAATCCAAAGAGGCAGAAGCAAAAGCTACTGCTGCACAGTCTAGAAGTGCTTCACCTTCGCAACAAGATAAAGTTCCCGTTGCCGCAGAATCGTCTGTTTCCGAAGAAAAACGAAAACCAGGACGCAAGTATTCCATCTTTATACCTACACCATTTATACCTACACCAATTCAACAAAAAAAACCTACTAGTAGAACCGAAGCTGCTGCTGCTACTAACCCCGAGGAAGATGCCATTGACCCAAATGTATTGGAAATATTTGTATACGAAGACGAGAACGATAAAAAATCGGGAGGTGCGTCTATGGGCGCTAAAGGAGAAGGATTCATTCAACGCGGTGGAGAACCACCCAAGGTTGCGAAAATCATCAAAGTCAAAAAAATCACCCCGGAAATACAAAAACTGTTTTTGTCGTTTGAATCACCAAGCAAAACCCTTACATCTGATTTTTTAGATAAAATAGAGAAAAATACACAGTCAAGGGAGGTAGTTGACGCACCTAAGGAGATAGACGCTGAAATGAAGGAAATTGAAAAAAAAAAGGAGGAATTCATTCAAAGCGATGATACTAGTGATTTTTTTGAAAGTCTCGGTAAGAAAGTAGACCATAAAAGCACAATTATGAAATTGATGAAATGGATGACTACCGAACTAGGTAAGAGTGAAAACAAATACGAAACATTATATGGAGACTTATGGAGGTTTATGTATTACGCAGATTGTGTAATTATATTAAATAAAGTTATTAGTGACTATGACAATAAAATGAAATCCGGCGCAATAAAACAAACAGAAACTCAAACAAGAAATGATAAAGAAAAAAAAGGATTACAACAAATTTTAGGATGGACCGCTCGGTCGACAAACACTTTATATGATAATCTTTTAATGGAGATTTCAAAATGCGAAGAACAAGTAAATGTTAACGGCAAACTAGAATTAAGAGATACAGGAAAGTATTCTAAATTTATTCATAAACGTTTTGAAGGTAGAGGTTATCGCTTTATGTTAAATTGGCTTATTTTAATCGCATTACACGTTTACAACGCAGAATCAGATACTACAGAAAAATCGACTTTACTTGAGCGTTGTGGAGAATTTATAGAAAAACTTCATAATGTATTCATTCAATGGATGTTAGTTCTAAAAAAAAGTAATCAGAGTAGTTTGGATGAGATGTTTGAAAGTACGAACCCCAAAATAGTATATACTGAAAAGGTTACGGAATTAATAAATAAAGATATATTTGGTGATTCAACGGTTAAGCAGTTTATTAACAAGATGCGTAAATATATGTGTGGTATGGACAAATCTGGACAACGCCAAATTATTCATCTATCTAGCAGTAAGACACAAAAAGCAGAATCTCCTGACTTTAAGAAATTATTATTACAAAGAGGAAATGCTAATTTACGTACAGACGATGAATTACGTACAGACGAAACCAATGCTAAAGACTTACATGATACCTTAATTGCAAAATTTACCCCCAAAGATAAGGACAAATCTGGACAACGCCAAACGATTCAACCATCTAGCAGTACGAAACAAAATGCAGAAGGTAATTTCCTTGACACATTATTAAAAAGAAGAAATGATTTATTAGTTACGGACCAAACCAGTGCGGAAAAATTACATAATACCTTATTTGATAGAAATAAAGCCAAGTCAATTCAAGGAGGCCACAAACGCACCCGCAAGCACCGCACTCCCGCCTCGTCTACTCCCGCCCCCGCGACCCGGCGGCATCGCGACCAATCGTCTTCCGCTCATAAACGCACAAGACGACGACGCGCACACTAGAACATAACCACCAGCCTGCGTTTATCGTGGCGTGTATCCCCGTATTTCGTCTGGTAATAATCTTCAATGACCTTGGCGTAGTCTACCTCGCGAGTCTCGTTTTTGTCGTCTTCGCCTTCGCCTTCGCCGTCGCCGTCGCTGTCAAATCCTTCGGTTCCGCTCTCGCTCTCGCTCGCGCCGTCGCATGTGTCCATACGTCTTTGTTTTACGACATACAGTGTCATTTGTTCGTGGTTTGCCCACAAATCAATGACGCGCATCACCTCGCACATTATCGTATAAGCGTCCGCGCCAGATTGTGGTGTATAATAGCATTCATCCACACGCGGGAAAAACAGTGGTGTGCTTGTATGGTTGGTGTCGTATTGGACGAGGTGGTTCTTGTGTGTCGTTTGCGACGCGCCACATCCGTTCCCGCTACCCCGGTATACCTCGATAACCACATTATTCTTCGTGAGATTCGTGTGGATGATTTCCCGTAGATACGCCGACGCCCCTGTATCTGTGTCCCTGAACACCACCACGACTTTTGACGCCGGGGTCGGTAACGGAACCGTCGTGCGCCATACATCGCGCGACCATTCGCGTTCCGGGCGGTCAACGGTATCATTTCGCGCGAGGATTGCGGGGTAGATTCGCGGCACGAGACGGTGTGCCGTCATTTGGCAGTATAAACTGTGCGTATCTTTCGGGAAACATGTCCCGCCGAATCCGCGCCGACCATCCGGCCCCGGAACCTGGAAATGCGACGTCCCCATCCGCGCATCTTGTTTGGCCAGTGCGACGACCGTATCATAATCCGTGCCAGTGGCGGCGCAAAAGTCGTAGAATTCGTTCATCAGCCCGACCTTTGCGGAAAGAAAGCAATTCTTCATCAGTTTCAGCATTTCTGCTTCATTGGTCGTTGTAAATGTGACCCGGTCCGAAACAATTGCGCCGTTCTCTCGGCTCTCCGTGATGAGCGCTTGGATACGGCGCTTGAATTCGGCATCGCGGGCGTCGTAGCGAGTGTCGCGAGCGCCGTCGTCGTCCACACGCGCAGGTATGCCAACAACCCATTCTTTCGTCCTGCGAAAATCCTCCTCCCAGTTTGCTTCCGTGAGGAATTCTGGCATAAAATAGCATTCGTGTTTCGCTGCGAAACTTACTGGAATCGTGCTTCGGATGATTTTGTATGGATTCGCGGGACACTTCGCAATCGTGTCTTCAAGAATTTGCGTATAACACGATCCATCGTGGTGAAGAGGGGTCGGCACACAGATAAATAAGAGGTCGCATTCGCGGTCAAGGTCTTCTAATGTTATACCTGGGGGGTCACACGCTTCAGGGCGGATATCATAAATTAGGGGGGGTCCGCCCCCCCACGACGGATTTACGGTGGCAATCGGCCCAGAAATGGAGTCAACTCTTTCCCCAATCGCACCCCGTGTCCCGCATTCGCTGGGCATTGAGCGAAGCGTCAATCGTAGGGGGGCGGACCCCCCCCCTGTGAACAACCGTGTCGCTCGCCCCACAAACCCATTTCCAATAATTCCGATTTTCATTAACTGTCGTTCGTTCTCTCAGTGTAGTAATCAATAATAACAATACGTGTTTAATATTGATTTGTTCATTTCAAGACGACTCGGTGTCCTCGTCCGCGTCCTCGTCCGCGTCCTCGTCCGCGTCCTCGTCCGTATCCTCGTCCGTCTGTTTGATATTATACATATCCATAATAATATCTGTCATATGCTGAACGTAGCTCATCTCACTACCAAGTCGTGTCCCAATTGAGTCCATAATCGCAACGGTGATAAATAGACGATACAGCGACCTGCGAAACATCATCCCGTAATTATTCAAGATATAGTTGATTTCGTAGATTTCAGCCACACCGAAGAACTTCACTTGCGGTGTCGTATAATTGATTAAAACGCGCATCAGTTCATCACGTAGTTGGTTGAATTTTTCGGGACCAAGGGTTGCTTTTACTAACGTTGCTTGTCCACCGTATCCACTGATTTTGCCGTTATCCGTCTTCGTCTTACGCGCAGCCTCTTCCGACAATTCGCACGTCATAATCAAGTCGATGATTTTATTGTATCTCCTTTGGTAGGTATATTTTAGCGCCTTGAATAATATTTCTTGGTCGCTTCGTGTCAAATACCCAATAATTCCGAAATCCAGGATTCCAATACGATGGGTTGGTTCCGACGATGGCGCATCTGGTGCCGCTTTAATAAACAAAATATTTCCCGGATGAAGGTCTCCGTGATAAATCGAACTACAGAATGCGGCCTTGCCATTGAATCCCGCGAGCACTTTCGCAAACGTGTCATTATCTGCCGGGTCGATTTCCGTTATCTTCATTCCGTCGATATATTCCATCACAATGATGTCGGGGTGTATCGTTTCTGTATAATCAGGGTATGGTTTCGGAATTTTCACCGTTTCGTAGTCCTTCCACCGGTTGTAGTAAGTCGTTATATTCGCGAGTTCTTTACGAAAACAGACTTGGTCATTGAGAGATACAATATTCTGGAGAATCAGGTTTTCCACGTTTAATGTTTTCATATAAGGGACATACTTCGTGAGTTTGGCAAATACGACGAGATTGTTCATTGATGCATTGAAGTTCTTGCGGATGTTTTTGCGAAGATACTTGACGACCACGCGGTCGCCCACGCCGTCCGTGCCGCTGCCCGAACCCTCCGGAGGCAGTATACGCGCCCGAAATATCAGCGACATCAGCCCCGATTTTATGGGGCGATAGTCATTTTCAATGCGAAGACGTCCGTAAGGCCGACATTCGGGCGACCTCGCCTCTAACTCTTTCAGTTCGTTGATGTCGTATTCTTCATCGGAATACGTTACACTATCGGTATACTCACTAAAGAATTCGTTGAGTTCGTGAGAGACGATATTGCGGTTGGTTGCGAATGCTTGGAATATTTTTACATACATCATATTTTTCGCTGCGAGACGGCGACTTACATCCATAATTGCGTGGTTGCGTGATTTCCATCCCACTTTGTATTTGATGAACTCCGAGAGACCGATATAACATGACGACATCGTGAACCATAATGCGCGGAATAAGTCGCGACACGACATTTTATAATAGTATTCTTCAGTTCGTTTGACGTATTCATCATATCCTTGTTGGTCGGCTGCGGCTGCGGCGTCGGCATCGGAAGCATCGGCAGCATCGGCAGCATCGGCGTAGTTTGTGCGAGGAACGTCGGTGGCATTCTTTTCACATTCTAAATATTCTTGTAGTAAGTCGTCCATTTTGGTATAATATATATGAGTTATAATTCTAATACATATTACGCTAAATAACGAATACGCGCGTCTGCGTATGCGTGCGAGTGTGCGTGTCCGTGATTATCATCGCAGACTTTCAATGGCGACTTTCAACCGAAAATACATTTTTTTGATAAGAATCCCGATGGCATTTTCCATTGCGACGGTGAGCTCATTTTGTGTGTCCGGTTTCAACTTGAACATATGAAGCACTTGAAGCGTCGCGGTCGTGCCTGCGCCCACGCCCGTATCCGAGCATTCATTATAAATATACTTTTGGATATACAATGGATATTCCAATAATCGGTATTTCAATGCCAGGAGTTCGCTATGAAATTCATAGGGGATACTCTTGCTTGTAAAAATAATCTCAGTATTTCCATTACTCGCATATCGTTTTGCGATTTTGGTGGAGACATACATATACGTCTTGAACCCTCCTAAATCTCCGCCAATATCTTTGAATTTGTATAATATCGTGTGCTCGGATGCGTCATCGGGGCAAGGTTGAATATCAATTGTTTCAATGATGTCTTTATTGACTTCCAGCAACAATTTATGGATATTGATATTGATAAGCGAGAGAATATCGAAGTTTGGATTATGATAGTTGTATTCCAATGTGAATAGTTTCATTTCTGGGTTTTTACCAAGACGCATATCATTTTGTGAACATATGGATTTGAAGTGAGTAGACGACGATGACGACATTTACGTGGAAGTGTGCTTATTTATAATAAGTAGGGATGTTTATATCCCTTTCTCACTCGTTACGGTGTTTCGCTTCGTCGCTCCACACCTTCACTCGTTCGGTTTGTCTCACTCGTTACGGTGTTTCGCTTCGTCGCTCCACACCTTCTCTCGTTCGGTTTGTGGGCAAAATTGTAATTCATATTGTAACTACTGTATACACAAAAAAACACGAGGTCGCCAGCCGTCCGAAATACCGGCGAAGCAGCGAAGCGAGCGAACGACGCGAAGCGGAGTAAATGAGCGAGCGAGAGTGAATATTGACGGAGGACTATATTCGCGATAAGAAACGAGAATATAGTTCAAGATAGAATACCGTATACAAATCCTCCGTCAATATTCACTCTTGCTCACTCGTTTACTCCGCTTCGCTGCTTCGCTGCTTCGCTGCTTCGCTGCTTCGCTGCTTCGCTGCTTCGCGTCGTTTACTCCGCTTCGCTGCTTCGCTGCTTCGCCGGTATTTCCGACGGCTGGCGACCTCGTGTTTTTGGTTTATGCTCTGGTTATGCTCTTGTTATGCTGTGGTTATGCTGTGGTTATACTCTGGTTATACTCTGGTAATGCTCTGGTTATGCTGTGGTTATAGAACGTAGTTCCGTCGCAGGGGGGCGGAACCCCCCGTAGTTCCGTCGCAGGGGGGCGGAACCCCCCGTAGTACCGTCGCAGGGGGGCGGAACCCCCCTAGAGGTCCATACTCACCGTATTTCTCTCCGACCTTGGTCTACGTTTTGATTTATGAGGGACAGAATCTTGAGGAATATCACCTAAACTGGAAACATTAATCACGGTAGGTTCAAGTGAGATGTCGTCACCGGCGCTATTGCCGCCACTTCCCGTCATTCCAGAAAGAATATTTTGAAGCATTGCGTTGCCGCCATTGCCATTGCCATTGCCATTGCCTTGGTCAGTCATTGAACTACTGCCACCACCCGGCTGAATATTAATTGTCTTGGTCTTCAATCGCGACATCATATCAGACACATCCGTGCTTGGACCACGCATCTCAGGTCGTCGCGCCCTCTGTTCTTGCGATGGTGCTGACATCGGGGTCGGCATCGCGGTCGCGCCTGGACGAACAGGTGGTGGTGGCGCAACGGGGCCTTTGGTCGCAATGGGAGGAGGAGGCGGGCGATGTTGTGCGTAAGGAGGCGGCTCGTAATTACGGCCACCGCCGCCGCCACCGCCGCCGCCACCGCCGCCGCCACCGCCGCCACCGCCGCCAATGATATCATTCATAAAGTTGCCAAACCCGGACCCGCGCGCACTCGGGCCGCCACCGCCGCCGCCACCGCCGCCTAGGTTACCCGACATCGACGAAACAGCCGCCTGCGTGAATTGCTGCATCAGTTCAGGGTTCTGTCTCATAATATCATCCATACCAGGAAGCGCTGATTTAAACATCGTATTCGTCATATGAAGCATAATTGCGCTGCCACCTAACTGAAAGAGCAACTTCAACTCAGGCGACATCTTGGCCTTGGATTTGTATTTCTCGTGAAGTTCACCGAAGATTTCGTCGTATTCGGTAAGGTTCTCATTGACTTGCTCCGACCATCCCTCCAATTTTAAGTCAAAGGGGTCAAATTTGTTGTTCAGGAATTCGAGACCAGTAATACAAGCAAGAAGCATCTTCCCCTGGAATTTTACACTATTCTTGCGCTCACGCTCCTCCATTTGTGTGTCGTATTCACCCTTCATCTCCGCATACGAAGAATCCATTGAATATCGTTTGGTGAGTTCAACACCCTTCTGTTCCAATTCTTCAAGTTTACGAAGAAGTTTGAATTTCTCTTTCAGCATTTCTTCTTTGGAAAGCTGAGGAGTCGGGTCGATGTTCGCATCAGGGTCAAGGGGGATGTTGTTGAATTTGCCATAACCATCCCACGTGCGATTCTCTGCGTCTGTATTGGATGTGGATTCGCCTAAATGAATCCCGCCTCCTCCGTCGCCGCCGCTACCGCTTCCTTCGTCAGATTTATTCAGATTAAAGATTCCGCTTAGAAAGCCACCACCACCACCACCACCACCACCACTGTCGCCGCCGTCTCCGTCACTTCCACTCCGACGCTTTGGCGCTACATTGCTTAAATCATTGAGTTCATTTTCAAGGGCAGTAAGTTCACTTAAATCGATGTCACCACCACCACCGCCGCCGCCGCCGCCCTTACGGTCACTGTCTTTGAATTTATTATTCATCAGAAGTTCAATACCACCTCCGAAACTACTACCGCCACCGCCGCCACCGCCACCTCCCGATTTACCAAACGTAAATGTTGGCATCGTATCCAATGCGCTTAAATCAATCTCTTCTGCCATCGTATGTCAACTATAAAATGGAATATAATACAACTACGAGAAGAATCTTTATACTCAATTTAATATGATTCAAATAGACAATATTATTTCATTTGTTCCGCACTATGAACTCGCCATAACCCTTGTAAAAAACAATCCGCGAGGTCATCCTTTTTCTTATGTTTTTCAAATACGGGCATCCATTTTATGAAATCCGAATTGTGTTTGCGAGATATTTCGCCGAGAGAACGGCATACGATGATACCCGATTTCTTACGGTCTGCGTAAGTGGACGCATCAACACATTCTTCTACTGCGTCGTCGGATGCGCCAGGTGTCACGGTCGTAAACAGTTTTAATTTACACGATGCGGAGATGAACTCGATATGTGCGATATCTTTCATAATAAAATACTGCGTAATCATTCCTTGAAGTGTCTTCATCCGAGAGGCGAGTGTGCTGATTTGATTTTCAATAATCATCATATCGATGACCGCCGGTGCCGCCGGTGCCGCCGTATTCGCGGAGAAGAGTATCGCGTCAAGATGCTTCATCATATTGCGTCCATAGGTGATTAAATCCAGGTCGTGAGCGTAGAGATAATTTGCCTTCTTGGGTCGCGCGACGGAGCCGCCATTCGCGCCATCGCCACCGCCGCCCGCAATACGCATCAAATACTTGGCTTCATCAAACGGTTCAAGAAAATCTCTCGCAAGGGTTGTTTTGATATCTTGGACGAGGTCGGCTTTTCTGACTTTTAGATTCTGCGCCGGTGCTTCTGTGTTGACAAATGGTGGCGGCGAGAGATTTGCCTTAATATCCATTAGTTCGGGGAGTTTCTTTTTATCGAGGATGGAGAGATTACGCTGGATGGGAAGAATCTCTCGCGATGGGATTCTGAATTTGGATTTCTCAGCGCATTTGTTGCATAGAATGCTCGTGTTGTTCGTTTCGCTCGCAGAGCGAGCTCCACTCATAACACTCGCACTAGACGATTCGTGTGCGAGGCCGGGCGAGTCTTGGTGCGGTGGACCTTGCGAGTCTTTGTGAACTGGAATCTTTAAGTTAGCCGAACGTAAAAGGAGCGACACCTCAGGTGAAGCGAGTGGCACGTTCGGCGATATCCACTTGGCCAACTTCCCGTCATTACTACACGTTCTCTTCGGAGCAGGTTCTGCTTCACACGGCGCAGCATTCGGTTCAAATCGTAAATCAATGACATCCCATCTCTCGATTTTGATGTGCTTGACGAGGGTGGATGGACTCGCCCCTGTAAATACGATGTCGTCTGGAATCGTGAATAAACAATACGCGAGATTCTTCATTCCGACATCAAAGCTGATAATTCGCATTTGTAAGAATTAGCATATACCAATGCTTACAAATAAAGGTTTATACTGGTTCGTCGCTCGTCGACACTTACTGTCTCGCCACTGCGCCGCCATTACGCTGTTGCTGCTGCTGCTGCTGCTGCCGTTGGAACGCCAAAACTTGCTCTTGTGTGATTTCTGGCGCAACCATTCGGGATTGAAGCGCCTCTCGCGAGAGATAGACATCTTTTAAATCACTCTGGACATACCCAAACGGTTCTCGTGTATCCATCACAGAGGAATACATAAAGGGTGGATTGCGATGATTTTCTTGTTCATAAGCATTCACGTCAAATGACCCGTGACCTGACATATTTACGGCGTCAACCCTGTTAATCGTGATAATCTGGTCAGCGTTCAGTGTTAAATAACGACGATAGTCCCAATTGGTCTTGATATTTTCTGCGCGGCGAATGGATTCATTTACTGCGTTGCCAGGCTGCCATCCTGAGAAATTGCGCCCATCCGTCATCAACGGCGGGAAGTCAAAATAAACATTATGACTCGAACTATAATTCTTGGACCAATGCGGTTGTGAATGCGACATTGTATATTATGTATAACATTAGAATAAAAAAGATTATAAGGCAGAGATTATAAGGCAGAGATTATAAGGCAGATAGTAACTGTATGAGTTCACCTTTCTTTAACTTTTGATTTTCAGCGTATTTTTCAGGTTGGTGTTTATATTTTTCCTTAAGCATTTGGCGAAGTTCTTGGACTGACAAATGATGGAGAGAAACGGATGGCGTAGTAGTAGTAGTAATTGTTTCAGCAACTATTTCGGGATTTTCGGTATTCTGGGCCTTTTTGTATAACATAGACAATACATCATTTTGAAATTCAGCGTTTTTTTCTTGAGAACCCTGTATTGGTTCATCACTTGCGCCTAAATCAACAGTAACCAATTTAATGTGAGACGGTTTTTCTAATTCAGAACAAATCTCTTCTACTAAAAGTTGTGACTGTGTGTCAATTTGGAGGCACTGCTCATAACCAAGTGGTTTCTTTTCCTCAGCGCCATCGGCATCGCCATCGGCATCGGCGTCTTCCGTTGCCTTTTCGGTGTCCTCGTCTTCATCCTCATCCTCATCTTCTGTCGTGCTTTCGTCGTCTTGACTCGTGGCATCGTCGCCATCCTCTTCGTCTTCGGTGGTGCTTTCAGACTCTGTAGTATCTTCACTGTCTGAAGAAATTTCAATAAGATTGCTTGACCGATTATTGCTGAATATAGCTGTATCCAAATGAATCAAATGTGGTTCGTTATACGCAGACTGTTTCTGCTTCATCCCGTCCGCGTCTGCGTCCATATTCGCGTATTCTAATATAATACTTCCTTGGGGGTGGTGAATGTTACTGCCACTTGTGGTTAACTTATATAATCGTTGAATATCTGTCGCTGATTCTTCGATATATTGTTGTAAAATCATCGCTTGTTCTTTATGTGACTGCTCTAAAATCGTAAAACGAACTTTCATATATTGAAACACAGCGTATACCAAAAGAGAACAAACGGCTAAACTAACAATAATGGTCAAAAAACTCAACTCGCCCATATTCTCTCGTTGTTTGTAATATAATACTCCGCGATGTTATAAATAAATAGAATAAACGAATGAATCTGAATAATATCCGCCATTGGGTTTATGTCGGTTTTCAACCGAAAATATTTGATTCAAAACATATGAATTCTTATGGCGTGGTTGTATATGGGGGGCCAATGGCAGCCATTCATCGCCTTTATAATACCAATGACCTGCGTTCATTGTATGCGTAAAACGTTGCGTAGTGTTGCGTAGTACGCAACGTTTTACGCATCATGTCCAAAATGGCCATTGCCAAAATACTTTTAAAACGACGTTTTTTCGCATTTTGTGACTGACCAGTCACAACTTTTTTCGTTCGGTCGAATTTTTTGTGACGATAATTTTTTGCGTCCGACCGGCCGGTCCACCCTCCGAGGCCTATTATATCACCCATGTATATAACCTCCCACCTTTAGGCAACATTTTACGCAACAGGGAAAATCCATTTATGTTCCGTTGTGATACTTGTAACATCACTACCAATAACAAATTTGATTATAAACGACACGTATTTTCGCCAAAGCATCAACGGTTATGTTCCGATAACGCGAAGTATAAAGATTACGTGCTCAGTCTCATCAGTGATTCTGGCGCCAAAAACATCCCCCAAAAACCGACGTTGGAAATTTGCGAAGTGTCGACCCCCCAAAAAACACCCATCAATGAAATCGTTCATATCGACCTCGGAATGGAAAACGAAGAAGGGGATGTCATTTACGACCCAAAACCACTTGGTCACGTGACCACCCCCGGCGACACTCGCGCCTTTACTTGTAGATATTGTAAACGTATCTATATCAACCGAACTGGATTATGGCGACATAATAAGAAATACGGAACGATGTGTATTACAAATGTCCTGGAAGCACCGCCGAAGATAGAAAACCCGGAAGAACTGAAGAGTATGATACAAACAATGATGCTGATGAATGAAGAGTTCAAGACACAGATTTTGGAATTATACAAAAAGAGCGCGGCTGCGATGGAATTGACGACAACCTATAATAACAATATGATGAACTGTAATAATAATACGTTTAACCTCCAGATGTTCTTAAATGAACATTGTAAAGACGCGATGAATATGAAGGAATTTGTGAATTCTATCAAGTTGAATACGGACGACTTGGAATGTGTCGGTAAACTTGGGTATGTAGAAGGGATGTCGAATATATTGATATCAAACCTGAATAAAACCGAATTACATAAACGCCCGGTTCATTGTAGCGACGTGAAGCGGGAAATGTTTCTTTTGAAAAACTCGGGTAAGTGGGAACAAGATACACCGGACTGTGAGAAACTGACAAATGCGGTGCTTGCGGTGGAACATAAAAATGTCCAACTCATTGGGGAATGGGCCGCGTTACATCCGAATTGTATGGACAGTAATTCAAACGAGAATATCCAGTATTTGAAACTGTCAAAAACGATAACTGACGGTGCGAAGGATGGGAATATTAGTAAAGTGTTGAAAAAATTGGCGAAAAATGTATATGTGAACAAGGAAGTGGCGATGGCGGCCATTGCGGCCAAGGCGGCGAATTCGGACTTTTTGGACAATGGAATAAATACGGCATAAATACAATGTGGTATATGACGTAATAATGAATACGGCATATGACGAAATAATGAATACGACGGCAAGCGACATCCACGAGACACTAGCGAATTTCTTAAATTATCTAAATGCGTCATTGTATGAAGCACAGTTCACGCAACGCCACGAGCAAGCCCGCGCGAATTTGAACGCGATATACGACGCGGTCGCCGCTTCCACGGAGAAAGAGCCTACATACGAACAACTTGTTTCATTTTATAATGACATTCGTGTTCTTGAAAAAGTTACGGATACAGATGACCCCATTTATTATACGTATAAGCGATTGTTGCGCAGGTATATTGCGTTACTTGAAACGTCGACTACCCCTGAATAATCGCCCTGGCACTCTCCACGATTTCGTTTGGATACTCGAGGTCGCGGAGAACTTTCAACCCCCCCTTGATACTGGATATTCCGTTGGCAATCTTATACAGATACGCGCCCGTATCCGCACATACCGACATATGAAGATTGGTAATCGCTCCCGCGTTCCGCTTCTCGAGAAGTTCACAAAGTTCAATGTAATGTGTGGTGAGGATGAGGTCAACCCGCGGGTTCTTGGAGATGAACGCGATATACCCGTATGCGGCAGCGACGGCTTCGTATGGATTGGTCCCTGAATAAAGCTCGTCAAAAATACAGAAATGACGCGATGTGGGGTTGTCCATAATACATCGGAGAATTTCCATACACCGGCGTGATTCGGCCTGGAAGAGACTGTCGCGTCCCGACGTATCCGGGATATTCAAGTAACAGTGAAGATAATCATAGGGTGTGATTTCTGCGTGCTTGTAGAATCCATAACCGATTTGTTGCGAGAGAATGATATTGAATAATGTCGACTTGATAACGGTGGTCTTTCCCGCGGCATTTGGGCCGGTGATGACGAGTTGTTTATCCAGGACGATGTCATTGGCGACGACTGCGGTGGCATTTGCGGCCTGAAGTGGTGCGTATACTTGAGAAATCAGTTTTGTAATACTGGATTTTTTGACAGAAGGGGCGGGCGGAGGCGGCAATACGGCCTCGCCCTCGCCCTCGCCATCGCCATCGCCCTTGTCTTCGGCTTCTTCCTTAATGGGTGTCAGTGGGCGCACCTCGGTCTCGTCCTCTGCTCCGGCTCCGGTCTCCGCCTTTGTGAACGAACACACGTGGATTCTTCCGTCAATGACGAAGGAACGGCACGCTGTCAAATGCTCCATATACGCATTAAATCCAAAACTATATTCCAGAAGTTCATTTAAATCCGTCTGCGAAAACAGTGAATAATAGTTCTTCATTACATATCCAATCTGGAAGAATTTACTCACGGATACAGAAAACGGCGAAATATCTGCGAGTGCCTGCGTGACTTGGTTCAGTAAAGTATACTTCGCAGTGAGTTCTTCACGAAAGGGTTCGTAGGTCGACAAATGATACGTCTGTATGAGTTGAATCATATACGACATATTGACACCCGTCGCGGTAAGATACCCGTTGATGGTATGAATATGGGTATGAACCAATTTGATATTCTTGTAAAACCGAACACAAGCCATTATGTTCTGGTAGATTTGAAAGATGTAGAACACGACCGACATCATAATATACATCTTCTGTTCCACACTTACTGTCTCGAATTGTGTCATAAATTTACCCACTGCGTGCTGACTGATAATGGTTTTTAAAATATCGATATACTCCGATACCGAAACACTCAGTCCACGCATCATTAATACGAAGAAGGGGATGATTAACACAATCAATGGTGTCAATAGCGCTATCACAGGTGATGAAATATTATACAATGTCAGGAACTGAAGAAATGACGACGACCCGTTCAACTTGGAGAGGAAGGGGGTCTCGACGTAACTGAATTTCTCTTTAAAATCAGTGAGTTTTCCTGTTCCTCGGAAATCTTTCCAGGTCTCCTTCATTGTCGCAAAGGCTTCCACTGGGGTGGCGTGTGCGGTATTTTGCGCGATACAACGTTCCAGAATTTCATTGTCAAACATTTGAAGGAGTGTCTGAGTTTGTTTTAGATACTCGATATCCGTTGTATAATACTTGCTCCAGATGGGGAGGTGTTCGGTTCCGTAGACGGATGTGGGGGTGAACACGTAATGATACAGACCATTTACACTTGCGGATTCGGTATCGTCATCGTCATTGTTCGAACGCTGTTTCGGCTGTATCATTTCTAGGTCATCAATGATGGAAACCGGCAATTCGTGTAATTTCTCGGGGTCGGTATATGAAATTGGATGCTTAAAGACATCGACTGTGCCCGCGCCCGTGCCCGCGCCCGTGCCCGATGTCGATGCCGTCTTCGCGCCACAAAATCCTAAATGTTCCATCAATAATGCTTTAATATCTTCCGGTTCACGTGGTATTTCACCTACGGATTCACGCACATCAGTAATCAGCGAACATACACTAAAAGAACAAGAACCCTCGCTGGTCATCGCTATCGCTATCGCTATCGCTATATGATTCTACAGTATAAAATGAAGATAATCCTTCGTTTTAAACCTATTTATTTGAATACTAAACCCCCTCCATAAAATTCACTGGCAACTCGGTGATAATCGTACCATAGTATGTCTCAATCTCCTTCTTAATCCGCATATCGCGACGCGTAATGAAGTTGATACCAACACCCTTGCGCCCCCAACGTCCCGAACGTCCAATACGATGAAGGTAGATATGAACATCCTGCGGCATATCAAAGTTAATCACCGTGCTAACCTGCTGAATATCAATCCCGCGCGCAGTCACATTGGACGAAATAAGAACACGGTGAACACCCGCCTTGAACTCCTGGTATGCCTTATCACGGTCCCCCTTCTCCATACCGCTGTGAATACAACAAACGGGGAAACCATCAAAAAGCATCGCTTCGTGAAGGTCTGCCACACGTTTCGTAGAATTACAGAAAATAATACATTGCGAGACCGAAATCGTCTTAAAGAGGTCCTTCAATGTAAGATATTTCTGGACATCGTCGTCGAGTGCGACATAATGTTGTTGAATCCCTTCAAGAGTCAACTGTTCCGCTTTCACTTGAATATTGACGGGTGACCGCATAAACTTCTCGGTCAAACTATAGAGTTCAGGCGGCATCGTTGCGCTGAATAGCACGACCTGAATATCCGAAGGCATATATTGAAAGATATTGTAAATTTGGTCATTGAACCCCGCCGAAAGCATCTCGTCTGCCTCGTCAAGAACAAGCATATGAACGTTAGAACCTTGAATATTATTACGGCGAATCATATCGAAAACGCGACCGGGGCATCCCACAATAATGTGTGGCGCGGATTTACGCAACTCCACCGCGTCTTCCGCAGTAGACGTGCCTCCAACGAGAAGACGCATCGTGAGTCCGGACATCATTGCGCCGAGACCGGAGATGACATCGTAGATTTGTTTCGCGAGTTCACGTGTAGGTGCGAGAATAACGACTTGGGTCTTCGCGGAAGACGTGTCCACACTTTGAAGCGCCGCGACGGTAAACGCGCCGGTCTTGCCTGTGCCGGATTGAGCTTGCGCGATGACATCGCGTTTCTGAATAATGGAAAGTATTGATTTTTGCTGGATATGACTGGGGTTTTCAAAACCATAGGCGTATATTCCGCGGAGGAGATCGGGGGAGATTTCGTCGACGTCTTCCCATTTCTTAAATTCGGGATACGAAGCCGCGTTAGCGGCGGAGTAAGCCGCGTTAGCGGCGGAGTCAGCGGAGGCGTCGGTATGCGTGGTTGGAGTATCGTCGATAGATGACATAGTGTTTGTATGTGTAATGAACTCGAAAAAATGTTGGTTATGTCTAATAGTGTTAGCGGAATATATTTAAGTCGGTTTGAAAATAATGTGGCATATGTATATAGCAGATGGCGAATCCATACACCGCTGAGAACGCTATCGTATCACTAGTAACTGTAAATGAATTTTTAGCTATAATGAGAAGAAAACATACGAATTTATATACCATTAATTTCGTTTCTAATGGGGACTTTGGGGCGGTATTTCGAATTGATGTTGACACCTCAATTCCAAGCCCATTTAAAACATTTTATATTACCCCCGGGAAAATTATACATACATCAGTCGTGGGTAATCGTCAACGATTTTGTTGTAAAATTGTTCCTATACGTACTGACGAAGAAGCGCTTTCATTTACAAATGAATGTAAAAAACAAGAAAAAATGTACGCAAAAACAAATCACAATTTTAATGCTGTATGTTTACCAATATTTTTCAATAGTATTATAGATATGGATGATACATATATGGGTAATGGGGAAGAGGGCAATGAAGACGAAGATAGTCAATTAAAATGGTTTCTGAATTTAATTAAATTCACATTTAAAACATTTCCCGTGTATAATCGTTACGGTATAATATTTATGCCGTTTGTTGAGACCCTACCATTTTTTATGCCGGAGACGAGTGTGACATTGTCCGCATTAGAATCATTATTAAATACTCCCGAATCATATAAAACAATAATTGAAAATATATCAGAGCTTGGTACCATCATCGCCTCTACCCACCTGCCCCAAAGAATAATACAAATATTTCAACAAGTACCACCGTATCTTTATTCATATGTCTCAATTGTATCATTACTCATACGTATTTATTTAGCGGGGTTTTGTCACGGTGACCTTCATTTGGGAAATGTGGTAGGTTGCCCTTATCCGTCTGGAATGATAATTGATGGTTTACAAAATATCTATTTCACCCCATTATTGTTAATCATAGACATGGGATTTGCACACCCACACTCAAATCAGATTCCTGTAGATATTAAGACCAATTATGAATCATTCAAGAAGGTTATCGATCATATCATACGTCGAAATTCAAAATTTGGCCGTAATATGCTTACACATATTCAACGTAATTGGTTTCCAAAAATATTGATGGACCAACACAACGCCGAATTCATATTAAATGACGATAGATTACGTGTCATATTTGTCTTATTACACTATTTTGATAGATTTCGTTCAACCCTTGAACAGCACCAATTATCTATTTTAGATAGAATCGCACCGGGACAATGTGTTAGTTTAAGAAACCAAAATGATACTATTTCCGCATCAGTACTCGAGTATATGCGGTCAAAACTCCCGTTCAATTCACCTGAGGCCATTTCAAAGGGGGGTCGTCGACATCATCGATATTATTATCAATATGCCCGCAAACAAACGAAAATAAACAAAAATAGTAGTAATGTGCGTCGTCGCAAGAGCCAAAAACGACGTCGTTCACATCGCAAATCAACTCGTTATCGTAAATAACGGCGACCGCCACCACCCATCCTTGAAATACTCAAACATCCGCCTATCCGTCTGATACGCCCCCCACTTCGTCGCACGCACAATCGCCTGAAACCGCGGCGAATTCAACGCACGCACCATCGCCTCACCCT